ATCAATAACCTTATGTAAAAACAATCTCCCATCGACATACCAATCCATAAACAATGTCAGGCCATTATTACTAAAATCAAGTATGTTATAAACATTAATAAATTCTTCTACTATTTTTTTCTGTAGCGGTTCGCTTAATTTCGAATCACTAACAAATCCAATATCAATAGCACGTCGGCCAGGCACATCAAAAATAAAAATTTCATTTTTTATTTCCGTGAGCGCCAGATCAATATCTGGGCTTAGAGAAATTCTGCGATAAGTTCTAATTAATTCTGCTTCATTTTCAGGAACTGTAACAAGATCATAGTTGTATAATACAACCCCAGCAGAGCCTGTACTCAGAACTTCAGCTGAAGCATCAGGTTCTATCTGGAATGTATCTAATTTGGCTTTCTTCTTGTTCTTTGTAATACTAAAGCCGAAAATATTCATAGATATTCCTCGACCAAATTAAAAATAATAGGGGAGGAATTTCACCTCCCCTTTTTCATTCTTAGGTTGTTGTATTAGATCTCCAGTAGTTGATCGCAAAAGTAACTTGGAACTCTTCAACCTGATCATTTTGATCATAACCTAATTGAATTTCTCCAACCTGAGTCGGAAACATGCCTTCAATAAAGTATTCTTTTAACACTTGATGCTCACGACCGAATTGTCGTACAACTGCATTCGCATAGTAGTTAGAAGGATTTTCCCAGCCAGCCGCAGAAACGTTACTTTCATGGCCGCTGATACGATCCAACCAACGTTCAAAAGTATCACGAACACTAAAATCAGTGTCATTGATGATTGTCACAGTCCAATCATCAAAAGTTTTATCACCTGCGACTTTCGCGACACGTCCCATATAAGGAACATCGATAGATCCAAGATTGCTAGCAGGAATAGTCGCGGCTTTGCATGTAAAACTAGCCTTCAAAGTAGCAAACGGATTCGAAACTAATGCAGGAAATGTTAAAATCACCTCATAAAGGTTAGGACGAGCCCCACCTCCTTGAAAATTAGCAATGAAGTTATTAATACTAGGATTTGGCATTTTCTAATCTCCTAATTTAAACTGATCCCACTACTTCAGTAAACTCAACTCCTGTCCGAACAGCGACGAAGTTAAGAGTAATGTAATTGATGCTGCGGGCTGGCTTGACAAATATGCTCGCCACAAATTCACCCCTGTCGATAATCTCAGGTGTGTTATTCGTTTCATCGCAAACCACAGCAAAATCATAGATACCACGCCGACCTTTGACTTCGCGCAAGAACGGTTCAATCATATTCTTGAATTGAGCCCGAGTAAACTGATCGTTAAATTCAAATAGCTGGTACTTAGCAGCTTTAGAAATCATTTTCTCAAGTACAATGAACAGGCGGCGCACATTAATGTAGCTAAACGCACTAGCTTTGGGTTGCAGCGTCTTATCACCATAAAGTACAGTACCTTCACCTGTAAAAGTAACTACAGGATTGATATTGTTCTTATATAATTCATCCCGCGAGGTTTTATTAGGATTAAATGCCAGACTGACAACATTCTTAATTTTTCCGCGATTAAATCCTGCAGGACTCCACCAAGGATCATAATTCTGATCAGTGCTGGCACACAAACCTGCAACATCGGCATTCAAAGGAATCCAGCGGTACTTATCGAAAAATACGTCATACTGAAGTTTCCATCCACTATCCATCACAGCATAACTCGAATCACGAGCAATACTATTACGTTTAGCAATGACATTGGTGGTTGCTTCTGATTGTGTCCTGTTCAAAACGTCTTGCAAATCAGGACTGAAGAACACCATACAATCTTTGCGAACTTCAGCGATGTTATCAATCACATGACGAATAACCGTAGTGCTAGAAGCAGAACCACCAGCAGCGCCCATAATAAGTAAACTTACATCAACTTCCTCGGCATTACGAAACATATCCCAACCTGCAATGAGATCCGCGCTCGTCGGAGTAGCTCCATTAGCGCCGCCAGATAAACTCCTACTAAACTGCCCAGCAAGGCTAGCAAATTTGCGAGGCTGTCCGTTTTCATCTAAGATAGTTTGCGCCCAATCGTCGGCATCAACATCAGTCATCACTGCAACCGCAGTGGCGCCTGTACCATCACCAGTAATAGTAACCGTAGGGGCAGTTAAATAACCAGAACCAGGATTTGTGATATTGATGGCCGTAATAACACCACCAGAAATGACAGCTGTACCGGTTGCAGTCACACCACCAGCAGGAGCAGGAGAGAAAGTAACTGTCGCCGAAGTATAGCCAGTTCCACCATTAGTGACATTCACGCTCGCCACTTTAAGATTAGTAGCTAAATCAGCATCAGAAGGAGCGCCTAAGTAGTAAACATAGCGGCTTTGATTGTTCAGGACATTTCCATAGAAAGCAGGAGATCCATCCAGTTGTTTCGCATCAGAAGCTTTACTCAAGAAAGCATATTTTTCTAAGATCAATCCAGGTGTGCCAGTAAACAAACCATCTTCATCAACTACAACAATATGAACCTCGTCATTAGAAGCACCAAGAGCGGCAGCAAACTCACTTGTACCTGGAGCAAAGTCAAAATGATCTTTATAATCCCAAGACGAGAAAGTCGCAGAATCAGCCATGCTGACTTTTAAGCTATTGCCAAGCGCCCCAGGATAACGAGCGGCGAATAAAGCGGACTGATTCGTACCAAAAATAGTCTGAAAATGATTCTCATTCTTTATAAGCAACCCAAGACCATCAGCGGTTGCATTTTTAGCGGTGTTATCTATAACTCGAATAATATTTAAATTGCTCGTATACGCTAAGAAATTGCTGGCGGTATACCAATCAATATAATTCGCGTCAGTTGGTTTACCGAAAGTTCTGATGAGATCATTGACATCATCTACGATGGTATATTTCATCACGGGACCCCAAATAAACTGGCCAACAAACGCGCCGCCACTTACACCTGTATTAGATAAAAAATTAGTGAGGTCGACTTCTTTGATAGCAACCCCAGGGCTAAGTTGTGTTACATTTGCCATGTAAATCTCCTAAATTCGTTTTTTATCATCCAAGAAAATATCTCCAAGATATTTATGATTTTTTCAAGAGAGTTGGATCCTCCATAACCCTATCAATTTCATTTATTCCATCGTCATAGAATCCAAAAATTAAATGATTATTTTCTTCAGCTTTCAAATAGTTACTTTTAATTAAATCTCTTACATTTACATCTGTAAGATATTCAAAGTATGGTTGGGTCGTGAACCAACAAAACATCACTAGAGTCATCACAATATCATCTGTTTTACCTTCTTCTGCTACGTATGTGTTATGTCTCTTAACAAAAGTACTGAGTTCTTGTACAGCCATGAAATCATGTATCAAAAGTGTATTGCTTTCGATCATCGTTTTTAAAGCATTGCAACCAATAATTTTTGTTCTTTTTGTCTGGCGTAAACCTATCACGTCGCCATTACTACTGATAACATTTTCACCATCTTTGGAACGACTGGTAAGCATATTATCATATTCATAATCAAAATATAAATTATCAGCCACGATCTTACCCACACCATTTGCTTCAATGATGCAAAAAGCATTATTGTACATACATAAAATTTTATGAGCGACGTCAGCCAGCATTAATGGTGGAATAAGATTATTTCGATAGATGGCAACCTGTTCATATGGCTGATTAGTAATATCAAAAACATTGATGACACTATAATCTTTGCCTATTCCTTCTGAAACATCGATTGAAACAACATAACTGTTTCCTTCTTTTGGTTCACGATACATGCTGAAGTATTGATCAGATTTTATAGGATCCTCAAATGTAAGTTGCTGTAATTTACTACCACTGATGAGTGTATCTGTACTACCAAAAAATTCACATTCAAATTCTTGAGCAAATTGCTGCGAAGAAATATTTCGTAATGTTTCTTCCTTCCACCTTTCATCACGTTCAGGATGATGCCACCATTCATATTTCTTAGGTACAAAATTGTTTCTACCTGCTACAGCATCTGACCAGATTTTATAGAACAAATTCATGCCTTTTGGTGTGGAGGTAATAATTACTTTCGTGGTTTTTCCTGAGGTAATGACGGGATAAGTCGAAGCAAAAAACTCAACATCATTCTGAATGAATGCAAGCTCATCCAAATAAATGATATTCATTGACTGGCCGCGAATCGAGCTAGAACTAGTCGCAGCCGATATAATCCTCGTTCCGTTGCCCAATTCAATTGATCCTTTATTCCATTCTCGAACTCCTGGCTTCAAGAACCAAGGCAGTTCTTCAAACATTTTCTTAATTCGATCAAGAAT